TTATTTTGGTTTACTGTTACTGAGAGAGTAGCTGCTTACACGGTTTTTTTCAAAATGAACGTGTAGAGTTCGGTTGTTTGTTACTTGATCCGTGACGGCTCCTGTTCCGGCTACAGGCAGAAAATTCATAGCTTTCTCTATAAAAGAGTTGGTGTTCTCATCCACGTCATATGCCCAGTACTCAGGACCTGATGGACCATCACTGGTGTAATCTGGTTTGCCATATATACTTCGTACTTCTTGCGAGGTGGTTACACCTACTTTTAGGTTTTGTGCGAGCGCTGCTGTACTGTATTTGTCGTCTCCTCCGCCGGATAATGTTTCACATGCCGTCAGTGACATACAAATACCTACAGTTAAGAAAATTTTACGCAGCATAATAGTCCCCTAAGTAGAGTTTTTATTAAAGAAATTCACTATCAGGCCACGTTTTGTATGGTTTCGTGGCTTGATGAAGGCGGATTTTAGCACTAAAGATTGTGGGAGTTATTAAAATAAAAAGTATTAGATTTATATGTGGATACGTTCATTAGTTTTGCAGTAACTGCATTGGAAAGAGCAGAGCTCATCTTTTGGGAAGGGTAGATAAACGGGGGTAATGTTGATAGAGAGTGGGAGATAACGCCTTTTCTTTCGTTGATAGTTAGGGTGACAGGATCAAGAGATTTAGCGCGGGAGGGGCAGTTAGGCAAATCAAAAGACTAGCTGTAAAAAGAATTTATAGAGAGCTCACTTAGGTGGGCTTTTTTTATTGGTGAAAGAAATGACACAAGAAAGCCGTTTAGCGCTGGTTGTAGATAGCCGCCAAGCAAAACCGAACGTTGAGGAACTAGCGAAGGTCATGCGCTTGCTTGAGGATGCCGGCATACGTGCAACCAAATCGAACGCAGAGGTTGAGCGATCAATGAATCGGATGGCATCACAAGCCGATGCTGCGGCATCCACCATAAAGCGAAGCCTTATCGCGGCATTTGGTGGTGTATCAACGATGGCTATCATTGATGTGGCTGATGAGTGGGGGCAGTACGCCAGCCGCATCAAGATGGCAACCAATAGCACGGAAGAGTATGAGCATGTGCAGAAGCGTATGGCTCGGTCTGCTCAAACGACCTTCCGTGCTATTAATGAAACCCGAGAAAGTTTTATCCAGATGTCCCCTGTCTTGCGAGATATGGGGTTATCGCTAGATCAGAGCATTGATGCTGTTGATACGTTCTCCGGCTTGCTTGTTGTTAACGGTGCAAACGCACAGCGCGGTGCAGCGGCTATGGAGGCACTAGCAAAATCTCTGCAACGAGGTAGGGTAGATGCTCAGGCGTGGATGACTATCTACAGCACAACAGATACCGTTGTTGATCTTCTTGCCAAAAGCATGGGTAAAAGTGCGGATGAGGTTCGGCGTCTGGGCATTGAAGGCAAGTTATCAGCCAAAGATATGGCAAAGGCATTGGTAGAAGGTAATCGTGAGATTACGGCAGCGGTTGAGGGAATGCCAACGACCGTTAGAGATGCCATGCAAAACCTAAAAACGGTGTTTACCGAATATATCGGCTGGAAAAATGAAGCTAGCGGTGCGACGGCGGCATTTGCTGCTAGCCTAGGACTCTTAGGCGATAACCTCAATGGTGTTTTGAATGTTGGGTTGGTGGCTGGCGGTAGTTTCCTTGCTGCATACTCAGCCAAGACGACACTAGCTCTGATTGAAACGGGGAAACTAACCGCAGCCAAGATTGCAGAGGCTGCCGCAACAAAAAGAGCGGCGATAGCATCAGAGATCTTTGCAAGGGCAAGGCTTGCAGAGGCGCAGTCGGCTGTAGCGTCGGCCACTGGAATGCAGCGCCTAGCTTTGGTTCAGACTCAACTTATCCCTGCCCAGAAGCAGCTTGAGGCAGCTACCAATTCATTGGCTGTAGCAAACCGGGGATTAAGAACCTCTATGCTTGGTCTAGTTGGTGGCCCGATCGGAGCTATAACACTTGCAACAGGGCTTGCTGCTACAGCATTTTTTGATTTTCAAGGTAGTGCCGAGAGGGAAAGGCGTGCTTTAGAAGAAATGGCACAGCCACTAGATGGTGTTGTGGAAAAATTCAAAGAGCTTAGCAGAACCCAGATGGCAGGGAAGCTGGTTGAGTATGCGGAGATAGTAGAGGAATCGGCAGAGAAGGCGGAAGGGGCGTTCATAAGACTTTTAAGAGATATTGAAACCTCTGACTTGCCACAATTTCGTACCGCTAAGGATGGGCTGTTTGAGATGATTGAGGCGCTGAATCAAGCAGAGAAAAAAGGGGAAGAGCTTGATGCGATGGTCAGCGGAATGGGAAGTAAGCTAGATATTCCCCAGAGCGTGCTAAATAAGTGGCTAGTTGCGGCAGCGAATTTTGCAGAAGTTCAAAAGAAAGCTAACGATGAGTCCGAAAAACTTGCTGCACTAAAGAAACTGTATGAGGAATTGGGGACAGCAGCGCAGGCGAGCGCGAGCGATCTAACCAGCCTCAACGCCGCAATAGGTATCGAAAATTGGGATGAGTATCTTAAGAAGCTAACAGACGTTCGCGACGTGATTGGCCTGAACGCACGGCAGTTGGCAGAGTTCCAAGCGGCACAAGCTGGTGCCAATACCGTACAGAAAGCAATGGCGGGAATTGTCGGTGCGCAGGCTGATGAATATAAAAAGCTTCAGTCTGCCATTGAGGATAAAGACAAGAAAGCTATTGAGGCCGCACAGAACAATATTAGAGCGCTGGATATTGAGCGCCAGAAGGTTGAGCTGCTGGCGATCAAGACTAGTGCGCTTATCGTTGCTACCAATGCGTTTGCTACCGGTCAGGTGTCTGGTGATGTTGCCAGCGGTGTTCTACAGAGCATTCTAGGGGGCTTTGATCAGGCTGAGGCGGCAATAGCGGTCAGTAAAGAGGCTGAGGCGCAGATTAAAAACATCTTTGCCAATACTACCAGCAGCACAAAAGGCGGGGCGAAGGCTGTCAATGACTATGCGGCGGCCATGAAGTCCTTACTAGATACCCACCTACCCGAAAATAAAGCATTAGAGGATCTGAAGAAGAACCTTAGCTTGCTGAGTGACGCAAGAAAGACCGGCAAGGTGTCTGTCGAAGATTACGACAAGGCACTTAAGAGCATTAACGAGACCTACGCCAACTCTCTGGAAAGCACTAAGAAGCAAATTGAGATGGAGCGTATTCTTGGTGATCTACGCGAGCAGCGATCCGTTAGCCAAATCCAGTTCATGCGTGAGCTAGAGTCTTTTGGCCAGGGCGATAGGGTACGAGAACTTAATGCTGATCTTGCCAAGGTTGAGGATCGCTATCGTAGTTTGATCGAGGCACGTAGGAGCTCTGCTCAGGGGCTTTCTGATTCAGATCTGGCGGCTATTAAGGCATCGCAGGAAAAAGAGCTTGCGATGGTGCGCGAGTTTCACGACAAGAAATTAGCAATCCAAGGTGACTGGAAGCTGGGGGCGCTAGACACATTACGCAACTATGCGGATGAAGCAGCGAACATCTATGACTCCATAGGTAATGCCATGGGCAATGTCTTTACAGGCATGTAGGATGCTCTGACGCAGTTTGTCACCAAAGGCAAGATGGACTTTAAGAGCCTAGCTGACAGCATCATCCAAGACATGGTGCGTATTGTCATACAACAGCAAATCACAGGCGCATTAGCAGGAATGATGGGGGGTTGGTTTGGCGGGGGCGTGCCTGATACCTCTTATGCGCCAGCGCATGGTTTCTCTTTAGGAGGCTATACGGGTGATGGCGGGAAGTTTGAGCCAGCGGGCATAGTGCATAAAGGAGAGGGCGTACTCAATCAGGACGAGATCCGTAAGCTGGGTGGTGAACCCGGTTTTAATGCGTTTAGAGCAATTCTACAGAAAGGGCATTTTTCTGGTGGGATGGCAGGAAAGCCGGTAATGCCACCAGTTGCTACAACTCCAACTCAGGCACGCCAGCCTATCGTTATTAATTCCACGGTGCATGCTGCGCCAGGCAATAATGCGGCAGAGCTTAATGCTGTATTAGATCAAAGGGATCAGCAATTGAAATATCAGATCTACGAAGAAATTCGGCGTGGCAGAGTTGAGCTATAGCGCCACTATCTAGAGTTTTTATGGGTGATTCATGGGAACAAAAAATTGGCCAGTAGGTCTTTGCCCGGAATCAATTGATGTAGGTCTAAAGCAGGACGTGCAGCAGAATAGATCGCGTTCTGGCAAGACATCAACATTTGAAATGCCTGGTGCAACGTGGGTTATGACGCTTACCTTTTCTAACTCCGCTGAGTGGTTAGATAGGCCAAAAGTGGAAGCGCTTATCACCAGCTTGCGCGGGGGAGCAAACCGTTTATCAGCGCCGCATTTTGGCAGGCCTATTCCGCGAGGAGCATTGCGTGGATCTCCGTTATTGGCAGCATCTGTGAGTGCTGGCGCTAGCTCCCTGTCTCTGAAAAACTGCAATGGCACTTTGCAGGCAGGGGATTTTATTGGCTTGGGTGGTCAGTTGTTGATGGTTGAGAGTGATGTGTCACCGGTCAATGGCAATATGACAGTTCAGGTCAATCCAGCGGTGCGATTGCCGCAGTCTGCTGGAACTCCAATTGTGTGGGATAGGCCGCATGTTTTGTGGGTCCTGAACGAAAAGGACGCTACCAAGTTTCCGTATCGGCCTGGGGGAATGCGTCCCAGCTTCTCTATCGATTTAATTGAGGACTGGTCATGAGCAGGGGGTTAACGACAGAGCAGCGTGCAGCAGCAACCGCATCGCACAGAATGGCTATTGCGCTGGTTGATATTCATTTTGCATCCGGTCGTCTATCGCTAGCACTTTCGCCATGGGATGTAAGTTATAGCGGCGTTACGTTTCACAGAACAGGCCCATTAATGAAAATTGAAGCCGCTCATGAGTCCTCAAAGTCTTTTGAGGGCATTGTGATGTCGATGTCAGGGCTTGACCCTTCAATCATGGAGTTGGCGGCGCATGAACAGTATCGCGGCCGGCTAGTGCGCGTGCTGAAAGCGTATGTGAATCCAGAAAATGGTGACTTGATTGGTGACCCGGCAGTCCAGTTTATTGGCCGTCTTCGCTCGATGCCGATTGCTGAAAATAATAACGAATGCACCGTGTCATTGAGAGCAGAGCATTATGAGGCTGAGTTGCAACGACCTGCACCATTGCGCCTAAACAATGCGGATCAGGAACGTTTGTACCCTGATGATAAGGGCGCTGAGTACGCAGACCTCTTGGAGGACAAAGTGGTGGTGTGGCCAGCGCGGGAGGCACTAATGAAATGACGACAAGACATAGCGATTGGCCTGAGAAATTGGCCGTATTTATTGAAGCCCGCCGCAAGCGGGCTTTTTCGTGGGGGCAGCAAGACTGTGCTCTATTTGCCGCTGATGCTGTTCACGTAATGACTGGTGAGGATCCTGCAGCAGAGCTGCGTGGGTATAGGTCAGCTAGTGGAGCTGCGAAGCGAATCAAACAAGCTGGTGGCATGCGTGCGTTGGCATCTGCATTTCCAGAAAAACATGTGGGGCTAGCGCAGCGAGGTGACTTAGTGTTGGCCGAAGTGGATGGTCGAGAGTCGTTTGGTGTTGTTGTCGGCGCTGGGGTGTGGTGTGGCCCCGGTGCAGATGGCTTGGTGTTCCGGTCGATGTCGGATGTGGTAGCAGCTTTTGAGGTGTAGGTATGCCAGCAGTTGTCCCTGTTATTGCTGCAGCCTTATCAACGGCTGTAGGCAAGTTTGTTGCCACGATGGCTCTGTCGTTGGCCCTTGGCTCGTATCAGCAGAGCCGTGTGCGTAAGAAGGCGAGAGAGGCCGAGCGTGCGCAGCGTGATGCGTATAACCGTAGCCTCAAGGACCGCCATGTAACTGTACGCTCAGGCGTTTCAACACGAAAGTATGTGTTAGGTCGCATACGTGTAGGTGGAACGCTGATGCACATCGAGTCTAACGGGAAGCATAATACCGCGCTGGATTCGATACTAGCGATGGCATGTAACCGCTGCACGTTGGACGGGTACTACCTTGGCGACGAGTTTATGACGGTAGGTGCTTTTCCCGGTGATAAGTATGGGAACAGAAAAGAGATAGACTTTCGCCAGTCATCAGAGGTTGTGCCTGGTACTAACAAGATCAAGTTAACCCATAGCCCTGTTAGTGCTGATTCAGTACGAGTATCGCAGTTGTTTGGCGTCCCGTATCCCAAGGGGGATGTGGTAGTCGATGGCGATACCGTAACGATTAACCATAAAGGCCCGACCAAAAGCATTGTAATCATCACGTACAAGTACCATGGGCCCCACAAAATCCGGATGATTTTTAAGGATGGTGATCCAGATCAGCTAACAGACGGATGGGCTGATGTGGATACGCCTCTATGGACGAGTGAGCATCGTTTGCGTGGTGTGGCGTACTTGCGCATGCTGAACTTGTGGGATGAGGACATCTATCACTCGGGTGCGCTGCAAATTGGTGCTGTTCTTAAGGGTGGCTGGGTAGACGGTCATCCGTTTTTTGATCCTAGAACGGGAGCCAACCCACAGTACACAACAAACCCAGCTATTTTGGCGGCGTGGTACATGACGCTGCCACGTCACAAAGGCGGCATGGGAATACCTGATGCTTGGATTGATTGGCCTTACGTTTCAGCTGCAGCAAATATTTGCGATGAGTCGATCGTGGTTAAAAAGCTGGATGGCAGTGGGCATGAGAGCATAAAGCGCTATGAGTGCAACACGCTCATTGACACAGGTAACCCGCCAGTTGAGAACCTGAATATCATCCTATCGGCCATGGCGGGTGATTATGTGTTCACGGCTGGACGGTACCGGATTTTTGCTGGTGCTTTTAGGCCTGCAGCGGTGGTTATCACCGATGACGATATTGTTGGTGATAAAGACATTTCGCTGGATAAGTCGGGGCAAGATGACGCGCCGGCAAACATGGTGACCTCTACCTTCATTAATGAAAGTAGGAATTGGCTTGAGTCCAGTCCACGTCCTGTACGAAATGAAGCGTACATTCTTGCCGATGGTGCCGAGTCCCCCTTGGATTTGTCGCTGCCGGCAACGACAGACGAGCGCCAAGCAGCATATTTAATGGGGGTTGCGCTGGAGTCTGCGCGGCCGTCGATGGCTGGCGAAATACCTGTTCTGGGGGTTGGTGAAGACTTGGCTGTGATGGATACCATTCAGCTCGATCTCTCTAATCGGCCGCAGTATGCCGGTAGGACCTTTCAGATCGTTAACCGTATCGATAATTGGGATGGCACGTTTAATCTAACCATTCAGGAGATTCGAGCTAATGTGTGGTCGCTTGATCCTGATACTTTCCTACCTACCGACCCAACGCCGGTACCAGACACCAGCTACCTTTGGAATGTAGCGCCTATTACTAACTTTGTGGTCGCGGCACAGCAGCCACAGGCATTAGCAGATGGGACTGGTGTTGTCAGGATCGATCTTGCGTGGGATTTGCATTCACAACCCTACGTAAGGGAGGGAGGGCGGATCGAGGTTCGGTACCGTATTCCCTCGGGTGATTGGATTTCTGTGCCGCCAGTACATGGAGGCGCTGTTGGCACATCGTTTACAGCTGCATTGGGGAATGGCCTTGAGTACCAGTTTCAAGCGCGCGCGGTTAATGGTGTTGGCGCTACATCAAACTGGACGGATAACTGGATCGACTACAACGGTGTGCGCCCAGCGCCGCCGGCTTTAACGTCACTGACGACAAAGGGGATTCTGTACGGCATAGACCTCGCGTGGGTGTTTCCGGGTACAAAGAATGCGCTACGTCATACCGAGATCAGGCATGGGCTACCTAATCGGTTTACTGATTCGGTACCGCTTGGGGACTTTGCGTATCCAACAAACACGCACACAAGGGCTTTTCTGCCACCGGGGCGTGTGGAGTTTTTCTGGGCGCGTTTGGTTGATGAGAACGGCACAGATGGGCCGTGGTTTCCCGCTGTTGATGAACCTGGTATTAGAGGTGAGGTGTCTGCTGATGCTGCAGCCTACAACGAACTCATTACTCAGCAGATACTAGAGTCAGCGCTAGGTGAGCAGATTTGGAAAGGTATTGAATCACTACCGGACATTCAGCAGAAGCTTGATGAGTTAAGCGGAGCAGGCCAGCACGACCCTGCGAAGACCTACTTGTCGGGTAGCGTAGTCGTTGATAACGGCAAGATGTACCGGGCAAAGCAAGATGTGCCTGTACAGACGCCCATTACTGACGAAGCATTCTGGCAATACATCGGCGACTACGAGTCGATCAATGACGCTATTGCGGCGCTAGCTTTGCAGACACGCGAGAACACGCAGAAGATCGAAGAGATCGACGGTGTAGTGACTGCAACGGCTACCAGCACATCAACGCTAATGTCTGCTTATCGTGATGCTGATGATGGCTCAGGGTTGCTTTCTGATGTTTTAAACGAATGGGATAGCCGAGCATGGATTAGTGAATTGCGTCGTACCCGCGTTACAGCAGAGCAGGCCGAAGCAATTGTGCAGCAGCAGGTAGGTGCACAGCTTGCCGGCGTGGTGGCTACGGTCGAGGATATCAGCCAATCGGTTGTAGATATTGAGGGCAAGTTCAATGCGACCCGTTCAGTACGTTTATCGGTGGATGACAAAGGCACGGTTTACACCGCTGGTTATGGCATCGGCTTGTCGAATGAATCTGGTGTAACGCAGTCGCAGTTTGTTGTTCTAGCTGATCGATTTGCTGTGATGCATGCGCCTAATGGCACGCCTGTGGCCGTATTAACGGTTCAGAACGGCGTAGTCATGCTTAACGAGGCAATGAAATGATAGGCAATGTCACGATTAATGCCGCAAAATTTGCTGAGTGGCTAGAAAGTACTGCTGTTGGCCCTAATGGTGTGCCAGTGCTTCGCTTGAATTTTAGAACTGGGGAGATTCAGCTAAATGGTAACTCTACAGGTGGAGGCAGAATGACTCTAACAAATCAATTATTACAAGTGTTTGATGAAAATGGACGGTTGCGTGTTCGAGTGGGGATTTGGTAATGCCACAAGGGTTTGAAACGTTTGATGATCGGGTGTGAAGATTATGGACCATAACTCCCTTACTGCTAAGCATAGGGAGTCTTTACGTCAGAAGTGTGGACAAGCCGTGGAACTTCTACTGGAACTATAGTTGTTCAAAATAAACGTGCTGTAGACACTATTTTCTGCTACCCAATACTAGCAGAGCGTAGAGGGGCAGACGGTAGAAGGGATGGCGCTTCGGGTCTCCAAATCTCATTTTCAGGGGCTAATATAAATTGGGAATTTGAGCGAGGAACTTGGGGAGGGGCTTTCACACTTATTTACGGAGTGTATTGAATGCCTGCAGGTATACAGATTTTCTCTGATGCTGATGTGTTGACTATTGATGGGCAGCACTTTAACTATGAATTTACACGTAAGGGTTCGGCGACGGGTAATTTATCATTCTCATCTAACAGAGGCGCAAATCCTTTGGTTTTTATACGAGCTTCTAATGCTGGATTTGGGAAGGGGCTCGTGGGATTAGGGGGAGGGAATTACAGGTTTGAGTGGTCAGGAAATTACAGTTATTGGATTTTTGAGCCGCCAGTTTTTGGTTCTGGGGGCGGCTCAGGGATTCAGGTTTTCGACGCTAACTCAAAAATGGTTTTCACTACTGACGTTAGGCCCCTCAAGATTTTTCAAATGCTAACTTACAGTAGAGCGGATAGGGTCTATTCCAATCAAGGCTACTGGATAGGAACTAAGTCGCCTCAAATTACCTCTCCAGTGGCGACTGTAAAGCTTCCAAACGCGGGGAGCTTAGCTTATGCTCCAGCTCTCCCGGAAAGCAGTGGAGTACGCACTATAGGGCTTGGTAGAGATAAAAACTATGACTTTCAGACTGACTGGCTTAGAGAAACCTTTCTAGATACTGGTTTCACCATAGGGGAGGTGATAGATACTACTGTTGTGGGGTTGCTAGAGAGTGGCAAGTATCCACCATACAGCGACTATTTACCTCCTTGGTTGTCGCTCCCGGGAGTAATCCTAGCAGTTGATGTTTCAGGAGTTTAATGATTAACGCTGTATAGCCCCTATTTATTAATAGGGGCTTTTTCTTATGGAGAAAGTATGTTGCCAAACACTATGGATCCGATTACCCAGATGTTTCTCGATAATCGTGGTCAAACCCTGACTATTGCATTGATTAATGGTTTTAACGTGACCATTAGAGCGGAAATGGGAAAGATGTCAGAAGAGCTCGAAAAGGCCGAGGCGGAGCGTGATGAACTGCGTAAACAGCTAGGGGTAGCTGCAGACAACAGCTCAACAGAGGAAAGCGCTGGTACGCCAGAGCAACCGGAGGTGAATTGATATGTGGCATAGAGTAGGGACTATAACCGTCACAAAGGGCAGTAAAACAGTTGCTGGTGCTGGTGGTACCTCATGGGTGGAGAATATTCGCGTTGGTGATGCGCTGCAGGGGCCTGATGGGCGATATTACGAAGTCACAAATGTGGCTAGTGATACAGAGCTCTCTATAGAGCCAGCATACATGGGGAATACAGCATCGGGTCAGTGGTACCAGATTCTTTCTATTCTTGGCCAACAAAAACGGTTGGCTGATAGGGCTGCTGAATTGGTGGGTGCTGTAGGGCTTTTGCCAGGGCGTATGTCTGCAGCAGAAGATGCCATGCTCGTCAAATCAGCAAACTTATCTGACCTGCAAAACGTCAAGCAAAGTCAGATCAATTTGGGCGTGATTCGGACATCGACAGGGGAGGTATTTAATACTGATAACTGTACTACCCATACAAATGCTAATGGTACGTGTATTCGGCACCCTGATGGAACTCAGTTTTGCTGGGGGGCAGAGCAGTTTGGAGATAATAGAGCGTGGGCAGTTATGGGGAGCACATCCCTCTACACCAACTTGCTACTAGGTAGAAGCTATCCTCAGAATTTTGCAGCGTCTCCATCGGTAAAAATAAGGATTCGTAGCAACGTCAATGGCGTCATGATTGCTAACTCCCATAATGCCAGTCCTGCAATTAACAGCCAAAGCGCTAAGCCGGATGTACTTGCTGTCTCTGCTAATACGTCAGCAGTTGTGTCTATAGCGTATGACTATGAAGCTAAAGGGAGATGGAAATAATGATAAGAATTACTTTATCGCCATGTGGGGTCCCTATAGAGACAGACCCTGTATTTAACCCTTTGAGTGTGGTGCATCAATCAGGCGATCTAATTATTAATGGCGTTACGTACCCTTTTTCAAAATTACAAGAAGGTGAAACACTGCCTTATGGCTCAATAAGCTGCCCATATGTATTTGGAGACGTGTTCAAAATAGATGGTGTTTTGAACTTGTGCCTAGTGTTTCCTATAGGTTATGACGCCCCTCATGATGCGAGGTTTCCTGAGCTAATTTTAGTAATAGAGGACGGCCCTGTAACGCTGCCTAATGCATGCTGGCCTCCTGTAAAAAATGAACAGCCAAAAGGGGTTGGTGATGAAGGGTAATATTGATTGGAGCCGGTTAGTTACAGCAGAGGAAAAGGCCGAACAAATTGCAAAGGCTGAACAAGAGCGTATCAACATAGAGGCTAGAGATTATTTAGCGTCTACGGATTGGTACGTAACGCGCTGGCGAGAGACGGGGCAGGCCGTTCCGGATGAGGTGTTATTGGCGCGCCAAGCGGCACGTGATCGTGTTGTCGATACAAATAAAAATGAATAGCTAGCCGCGTAACAGCGGTTTTTTTTCGCCCTGACTTTGGTCGGGGCTTTTTTATTGGAGGCCACTATGCAGCGGTGGGTTTTTTTATGGGGAGACGGTTTTGAATGTTTGGACTTGGTTGTTAGAGCAGTTTGAGGCGTTTCAGTGGGGTGTGACCGGCTTTATTGGGGCATTGGTAGCTAGTTGGTTTAGGCGTGACGATTTACGTAATAGACGTGATTTTGTCTTGTTTGCATGCACCGGAGCGGTAATTGCCCATTTTTTAACTGGGATGATTTCACGGTACCTAAATGTTTCACCCGCTGATGCTGGTGGCATTGGTTTTTTTTGTTCGTAAGTAATTGAAAATAAACTATTTATTGTTGATATAGTAAAATTATATGGTTTGGGTTGGGTTCATGGTTTTAGGCTAATTTGTGCGGTTATCCACAGATTTCTATCTTGTGCATAACCGCTGTTGATTCCTTAAAGCGCTGAGGCTATAGCTTCTTTTTGGATAGCCTCAAACAAGGCCTCATAGCTAGTGTCTTGATAGATAAGGAATGCTGTTGTAGATAGATTGGGTTGAGTGCGTAAATGTAGGAGAATCGTACCCATATCAAAATTAACAATGACTTCTGCATTGGGAGTCTTACCAATACGTTGAAGCTCTTCTGAGGAGTACGTAGTTGATGGGGCACCATATTTATCGATTAGTGCGTCAAGGGTGTTTAGAGCGGAGTTAGAAGGAACTTGAATGCCAACACGTAAGAGCTTGCCATCGATAAGAAATGCCCCTGCTGTAGTAAGAGCATTACCAAACTGAAGATCATCGCAGCCATAGATCGTTATTCTTGAATATTGTGAAGTCGCTGGGAGCAATGTGCATGGTTGGTTTGCTAATACATCAGATGCTCCCATCCCAAACTTCAAATCTTTATAGCCATCAACTGCATATGATGGAAGAGAAACAAAAAAAATAACAATCGCAGCAGCTATTGAGCGAATCATATACCTACCCTTATTTTATGAGTTTGACACGTTTGATGTCGGCCTGCTGTTGAATGGCCTAGATCATGCTTGTTACTTCTCTATGAGATTACTTTGTAACCTTCTTTGTTAGGGTAGGTTCTTGGGGTGCGCCTGTCTATAGGCACGATCTGATAGTTGGCTAGTTAGAAAAAATCATCATTCCTTGCATCAAAGCGATTAGGCAGAATCACGATTTCGTGAAGTGACACTTTGAGGCGAGAAGGCACTCAGCGCTGTTTTAACTCCTTCGCGTACTTGTACTGGGGCTGCATGAAAGTCTTGAAGTAGTGCGTGGTCATCAGTGCTAATAGGCTGAGTCTCGGTTTGGCGTTTCCCCGTGAGAATATAAATAATATCAACGCCCGCAGCGGTCATACCTGCTAGGGCTTTTGCTCCTGGTTCCGAGCCTGCTTCATATTTAGCCCACATTTCGCGTCTTATACCAACAGCATTAGCAGCAGCTTGTTGTGACCACCCCATCCGCTCACGTTCTTCTCGGATACGATTTCCCATTTGTGCATTCGAGTTCACAGAAACACCTCTTGACTTGTGCATTCAAATGCACAACAATGAACCTAACCCAGCACCTTTATGTAGCGGTTCTGGATTACTTAACAAATTAGGTAATAAGGATAACTCAAATGCATCCAGAGGACATCAAAGCAGCGTTACGAAAAGAGGGCATGACGCAAGCCGCGTTAGCCGATGAGATGGAAGTCGCACGCTCATCCGTTGCCCAAGCTATTTCAGGGAGCATCAGGAGCGCACGAATTCAGGGTCGAATTGCTGAAATTATTGGCAAACCAATAAAAGCGATTTGGCCGGATCAAGTCACGTTACGTCGTAGCCGCACTCAAATGCCAAAACGGCAAGAGGCAGTGAAATGACCAAACAGAAAAAGATAGGTAGCTACTCTGTAAGTATTTTGGCTAAAGAAAGCTCAATCCATATGGGGTTATTTCAAGAAGAGACGTTTTTACTTGATAGCACCCATTCAGACGCTTAATGACGCCAGAAGAGATTAAGCCTCGATCTTCCATAACCAGAAGGTTTTTGATGACTTTATTTTCTAAGTCCAGAGGTTTGATTTTTATCCAAGCATGACTTCCGTGTTTTGGGTAGGTGTCAGCCAGTATTTTGAGGATTTTTCGTTGTAGGTTTTTATCTGTCTCCATGCCTTTTCCTTAGATGAAAAATGTAGTTCTAGTAGGTTTAGTTCATCTGTTTTTATTTTCTATGAGAACTTTCTTTTTTTTCTACGAAGGCATCTGGAATCAGAAAAAACCTTAGTAAACCAAGGGTAATGTAATGAGCGACATCATGTATTCAGCGACGGAACTAGCAGAGCTTGGGTTGCCTGTCTTGCCGGGTACGCATCAGAACATCACACGCCGTGCAGAAAGCGAGTGCTGGCCTTTTAAGGTTGTTGAAAATGTTAGGGGTGGTACTAGCGGCTCAGTGCGTTTGTATAGCGTTCCTGATTACGTGGAACGTGCAATTCTTGCCCGTCAAATAGAGCAGTCTGGTGGGTTGCTGCCAGCGCTAACAGATACACCAACCCCTGAGCTATCAGATCGCCAAAAAGATGCAGGCCAAGCACGGGTTGCGATCTTGATGCACGTGATGGAGCTTAGGCAAGAAATGGGTACAAATGCCGCTGTGCGTAAAACTGTTGAAGACTCACGAAATGGGGAACTGCCTGACCCGTTAAATGAGCTTGTTTTAATAGCAAGTAATACGGGAACAATTTCTCGATCTACTCTTTTCAAGTGGTTGTCACAGTTTGAGTTCGGCAAGCCCAATGCAATGCAAAGCATAGCGCCTAAAAGTGCGGGCGTAGCGAGTCGTAGAACATGGATCACTAGATCAGCAGGTTGGATGGCACCGGCGTTAAAACTTTATCAGCTACCGCAAAAACCTACGCTACGGGCTGTAGAAAGACAGCTAAAACACCATCTTCCAGAAGGTGTGGAAATGCCGTCTTACTACCAGCTACGGCGATTCATTAAGCAGATGGGTAGTGTTTCTGTGAATGTAGGGCGCATGGGTACGCGAGAGATTAAAAACATTTCAACGCACAAACGCCGCAGTACAGAGAAGTTGTTACCTACAGATGTATATATGTCGGACGGTCATCAGTTTGATGCTGAGATTGCACACCCGATTCACGGTAGACCGTTTCGACCTGAGATTACTTCGATCATTGATGCGGCTACTCGCAAAGTTGTTGGGTGGTCTATTGACCTTGCGGAAAGCGGTATCGCGGTTTTAGACGCGTTGCGTCACTCTGTGCAGACAAATGGCATCCCTGCAATTTTCTACGTTGATAGAGGTTCTGGTTATCGAAACGCGATGATCAGTGCGTCGGGGCTTGGTTTGCTTGCTCGACTAGGTACAACGTTGCAGCACTCACTGCCTTACAACTCGCAAGCACGCGGGATTATTGAACGTTTGCACCAGACGATTTGGGTCAACGCAGCTAAAGAATTGCCGACATATATGGGTGCCGACATGGACGCTCAGGCAAAAAACTTTGTTCATAAGTTGACACGTGGTGATGTGAAAAATCTTGGAAACAGTCGCTTGCTCATGCGCTGGACAGATTTCATGGCTTTTGCTGCTGAGCGTGTAGAGCGATACAACAATGACCCGCACCGTTCTTTGCCACAAATTACTTGCCCTGAAACGGGTAAACGTCGCCATTTAACGCCTAATGAAATGTGGGCTAAAGGAGTAGAAGAGGGCGCGCTAATTGTCGAGGTTTCTAAAGCAGAGGCGGATCACTTGTTTAGACCCCAATGTGAGCGTCGCACAAGACGTGGCGAAATCCAGTTTTTAACGAACACGTATTTCAGCCAGCAGCTTGAAGAGTTCCACGGCGAGGGTGTGCGTATTGGGTATGACATACACGATGCAAGCAGCATTTTTGTTTATGACGCAAACGGCGTATTTATTTGTGAAGCCGGATTTGAAGCCAATAAAACCGATATGTTCCCGCTGAGCCTTGTCGAGCAAGCAGCACAGAAACGCTTACAAGGTCGTGAAAAACGATTGATGGGGCACTTAGAAGAAGTGCGTGAAGAGTTCCACGGTGGACGCGTTGTATTAGAGAACAACCCATCACAGAAGATGGCCGCGTTAATGCCTGAGCGTGGAAAAGTTGCTGTAGACGCTGAGCTTGTAGAACTTATTGAGCCTGAATTGCTGGCTGAGTCCAAAACCGCCCGCCCCGTATTTGGCTTGCCGTCTGAACGTTACGAGTATTTGAAATCGCAAGATAGAAATAGCTGGTCTGAAAAGGATCAAGAATGGTTGCGCGGGTACGTTGCAGACCCTGACGGCTACGCATTGTTCACACAGCGTTTTGAATTATTAGGGATCGAATGGAGTGATGAAGATGATGCCGCAATTGCCAGCAGTCCGAAGAGGGCATGGGCAGGGATGTAGAAATAGAAAGGCCCTGAGTGCTGTAACACGTCAGAGCCAGACACAACATTCGTCTAAGAGCGGCGAACATTGGAGATTATAAACATGAAAAAAGGCTTTGTGCAGAACAGTAACTATGTGCGATTCATGGAAGCCGTTAAAGCGGTTGAGCAGCGTGGCGCACGTGAAGCATCAATCTTGCTTGTCACTGGCCCAGCGGGGCTGGGCAAGAGTGAAACGGTAGACCGCTTTGCCGTCGATAGTAATGCCATTTATCTACGTGCAAAAGAAACGTGGACAAGGCGAGGTCTGCTGTCCGAAATGGCCGACAGCTTGAACCTGTCTACATCAGGCCGTAATCAGGAAGTACAAGCGCGGATCATTGGGCACGTGGCAACACGTCAAACCCCGATTGTGATTGATGAAGCCGAATTCACAGTACGTACTACAGCCAGCATTTTGGAGTGTGTACGGGACATTAGTGATTTAACGGAAGTGCTTGTGGTTCTGGTTGGTATGGAAACCATCGAAAGCCGCATTGCACGATATCCCCAAATCTCTAGTCGCGTTGCCAAAGTTGTGCATTTCCAGCCCTTAACGGCACAAGACGTAATGCTGACGGCACGGCAGTTGGCAGAAGTTCATATAGCAGAAGACTTGGTGCGTGAGTTGCATAAGCAGTCTGAGGGGCGTATGCGCTTGGTCATGAACGGCATAGCGACTATTGAACACTTTGCACGTACTAACAACCTTGAGACTGTCAGCTTAAAAGAAATTGGCGACATGCAAATCTGCCATGACTGGCAAGCCAGACGTGTACGTGTGCCGGGGAGAGTGTCATGAAGCCTGTGAACTGGACGTCTCAAGCGGTGCTAGATGCACTGAAAGAGATAGAGGGTGATGTGGTGGTGTTGGCTGAGCTTGTCACTGCTACGGGGTTAACAGCACGGCAAACCGCTGATGCCTGCACAACGTTAGTTGCGCATGAAATTCTGAAACGTGTTTGTTATGCAAACGGCAACGTTAAACCCGGTCAGTTTGAAATCTCTGAGGCAGGGCGCTTGGCAATCGCCAATGGTGTGACTTTAACGAGTGGCCCGCGTGAAGCACACGGTAAGCCACGGGTGACGTCAGGCACGACAAGGGAGCGTATTTGGCGATTGCTACGCATACGTAAGCGACTGAGTGTGCCGGAGACAGTGGCACTGCTTTCAGACGCTGGCGACGACACGACACGACTCACTGCAACCGTTCAGAAGTATTTACGAGTACTGCGCCGTGCAGGGTATTTAGCAGACATGAGACGTGAACCCGGCACAGCACTAACAAGCAACGGTTTTAAACGCTACATCCTTGTGCGTGATAGCGGGCCAGCCGCACCAACGCTTAGGCGAGGAAGGAACAGCATGTATGACCCGAATGATGGGGTAGAGCATGAATTGGCTTGATCTGGTGAATACAGAAGTGGCGGCATCAAGTGTAGCGGCAACGGCAAGAAGAATGGGTGTTTCACGTTCTGCGTTGTCGCAAGTGTTAAACGGCTGCGGCCCTTACGGGACAGGGCGGGCGAGTGTGGGGCGAATTGCTGAAAGAGCTATTCAAACATTGAGTTCGTTTGCTTGCCCTTTTTTAACGGAGTTTCACAGTAAAGAGACGCGTATCAATTTAGTTGAGTGCCGGGAAATGTCCGGAAGGCAGACGCCGCCCACAAACAGCCCGCGTGAACTGCGACATTGGCGAGTATGCCAGACGTGCAAATACAGAGTTATGGAGAGTACGACATGAATGCAAATGCAGTAGTGATACCGATTCGACAACCTGATTTAACGGTTTTGGATGATTTGTTGCAGCAGCGTTTATCAACATTAAATGCCGTAGTTCGGATGCTGAGAAGCCGTGGCTTACGGATGGAAAGGGTTGATGTTACGCCAGACGACGGCGGTAGCCCTAGGGTTTATTTAGAAGGTGATGTGGAACTGAGTGAAATTCTGTTTTTACGACAGCAATCGGTTGCGAGTATTCGTGACGAAAAGTCTGGAACAGTGAGCCTCAGTATTAACGGTGTACGTGTTTTTTACTCTATTAAGGTATTGAAAAAATGACTACGACAACAATTCCAGATGGGTTCATGCAGAACGCGCAAGGGCATTTGATACCTGACGCGATGGTTTCAGACATAGACAAGCTGCGCAATCAGACGGTGCAGGGTTTGATTGTCAATGCAAAGCGGCAGCGTGAGCTGCTGGCACAGTTTCGTGAAGAGGCTTTTTCTGATGTAGAGGCTTTTGTCACAACGAGCTTAGAGCAGTACGACGTCCAAGTGGGTGGGAAAAAAGGAAATATCACACTGACGTCTTTTGATGGGCGTTACAAGATTGTTCGCCAAGTGCAGGAAAGACTTGTTTTTGATGAGCGGCTGCAAGCAGCAAAAACACTCATAGATGAATGTATCACTGCGTGGTCAGAGGGTAGCAGAGACGAAATTAAAGTCTTAGTGAATGACGCTTTTCGTGTTGACCAGGAAGGCGAAATTAATGCAGGGCGGGTTCTAGGGCTACGACGTTTGAACATCAAAGATGAAATGTGGCAAAAGGCGATGCAAGCCATTTCTGACAGTGTGCGTGTAGACGGCAGTAAACCCTATATCCGTTTTTATGAACGTAATGGACGTGGCGAGTATGTAGCGATCAGCTTAGATATAGCGTCAGTCTAAACAGTTTAGGGTCAGTTATGACGTCAGAGTACAAAAAGTGGAAAGAGCAGTTACGCGTCAATTTTATTGAAAAGGCCATGAAGCCGCCAAGCTCCAACGTTGTAGAGAGTGATGTGGCAATGGGCATTGTGTGTAAAGCCATTTTAGCTGCAACGCTATTACTGAGAGAAGAACACAACCCCAGCGCAGGGTACATACAGCCAGAACACGCTGATTTGATACCAAACGCCATTCCACTTTTACTTGCCGCGATGGAAGTGCTTGGCGGTGATGTAGAAATTACTAAAAGGGAGTAGTAAACATGACACCACAAAAGGGCATGACTGTACGTTTAGAAGATCACGGACAGGACTTTCTAGAGTTCGATATTAAGGGCGGGAAGATCATTGCTACTAGGCCGTTTCAAGGGTTTGTGTGGAATGGCAGACAAGTGATGAATACAACGTTAGGGGTTGGTGATCGAATCTGGCTGGGCTCTGAGTCTGAAAGACGGCCATTGCTGTACCGCGTCGAATCTATCAGCGCGTTGGCCGTTGCTATAGGGCCGGGGGACATTTGATATGACTAAGCAGAATTTTCAAGAATTACGTGAACATGCGATGCGAATGGAACTCACTGTAGAGCTGCTTTCGCGAGTGGTTGAAAAATTGGCGGAGGCTTTTTCTGTAGAACTCAGAGAAATGATCGTCACCGACGGTGTAGGGAATCAAATATCAGTACGCGCACTGATAAATGGTGCACGTCTTGACAGGTGTTTACTTCCTGAACGGTTTACAGCGGGAACACTGGTTCGGCATTAGATGGCTGACGTGTCTAGGGAGCAAAAGGAGCTTATCTATGAAAGCACAGCGTAACAAAGAAATCGCAGCAATCCACGTGTTGAAGTCTCAAGCGGGAATGAGCGAGGACGAATACCGGGCAATGCTGTTTAACGTCACGGGCAAGAAGTCTGCTGCTGATCTAGACCCTTTTGAGCGCCGCCGCGTGTATGACTACTTTGCACGACTAGGCGTTAAAACGTCAGCGCGTAAAAAGCAAGATAGGGTAGGTCAGGATCGTAGACGCTTACTTGCAAAGATCGATGCGCAGTTAGCTGCTGCGGGGCGTGATCGTGCGTATCTAAAGAGCATGGTCAAGCGTATTGCAAAAGTGGATGCGCTAGAGTTTTGTGATGTGGAAGCGTTAAAAAAACTGGTGGCAGCGTTGGCTATTGATGCCAATCGACACGGGAGGCACTACCCATGAACAAGGCTACGGACTTACTACTGCCTGAGCAGGTGCAAAACCTTGTTGCTGCTATAGGTATGACTGCTACGCTTGAGCTGGTCAGGGTAGCAGGTGGAACAACGATTGATGTTCCTAAAGTCCGTACAAAAATGGGTGAAGCGCGGTATGAGTATTTTGCAGAGCAGATCGGCACAGAAGCGGCTGATGATTTAGTTAAATACTTTGGTGGTGACAGGCTGTACATTCCGCGCTGCCGCTCTGCAATGATTGAGTACACACATAGAAAAATTCGCAATGAGTTTGATAGCCTGACTGCAATAGAAAATGGCTATTCTGCGGTGCAGGCGGTTTCTATCTTGGCATTAAAGCACCGCTATAGTGATCGACACATCTGGAACATTCTTAAAAGCACAGATAGAGCGGGCACTGCAATTTCTGAGGGTTCATTGCAAAGCAGGCTGTTCTAAAGGCTTTCACTGAACACTTTCAACGGGATTAACTCCCTGTCTAGCTTGATACTGTATCCATCGATTGTGGGTATAGGTATGACGAGCAACATCAAAATACTGTTAGCAGGCGCATTGTCGTTGATCAGCGTGGCGTTGATAAGCGGCTGGCTAGGCTATTCAATTTCAGATAACGCATGGAGTGCCAAACACTCAGATTACAAGCGTGAGCTGGCCGAAGGCTTGGCAGCACAAACAGCACAGTTGGCTAGTGCCTATGCCTTGGCAGTGGAAAGTTCCGACAAGGTTTCATCAGAGCTTTTAGCTGCTAAAAGTCGCAATCAAAAATTATCACAACGACTTTCAAAAAAGGTGCCTGATGTCTCAACGGTCTATATCGAAACGGACGGCTCTACACGTCCTCTTCCTAGCGGCTGTTTTACTGCTGGCTGGGTGCGCAACTACAACGCTGCCATTAGTCGTAAGCTGCCCGCCAGCGGTAGTGCTGGGGCCGGCCCTACTAGAGCGGCCACCAGCATTACATCTGTTGGAAGAGCCGTTGCCACAGGTAGCGGACTTGGAAATTAGTGATGTGGATCAGTCTGATCTGCTGTACACGCACATTAGAAATCAAGAAATCTGCACAAACTCTATTGATCAGCTTCACGCAATTATTGACTTGTACGAACAGCAAACGGGAAAAGCCAATGCAAATTAGAGATCCAGAAACGATTGTTCTAGTACGTCGTGAGCCAATGGTAAGTGTCAGTGAAAGAGAGGTTTATACAGTGGAAAAACCATCTATTCAGTGCAGCGTTCTAGCCAATGGCGTATCGCTTTTGCTAAAGCAAAGGTAGGCATGTAACGCATGGCATATCCGCAATCCACACGCGATGCAGTGCGTCGTGCTTATGTTTTTGATCGGCTGTCACTAGAGATTGCGGCGGCAAAGGTTGGCGTGTCTTACGCGACTGTTACGCGTTGGAAAGCAGCGTCAGCTAAAGCTGGGGATGATTGGGATAAAGCCCAAGCCGCACAGTTGTTGTCTGGTGGCGGTATTGAAGAAGTCGCACGGCAGATGCTGGCCGGGCTAGTGATGCAGTATCAGACAACGATGGATGAAGTAAATGCCAGTACAGACATTAAGCCCGCGTTAAAGGTTCAGATGCTGGCAAGTCTGGCTGATGCGTATAACAAAACGGTTAGTGCATCTAAACGTATTTTGCCGGAAACCAGTGAGTTGGCTACAGCAATGCAAGTCATTCAAAAGCTGGCTGAGTTTATTCAAGATAAGTACCCAAAGCACGCAAGTACGTTTGTTCAGATACTAGAACCGTTTGGCGAATTGTTATCCAAGGAATTGGGTAAATGACAAAGGCTAAGCGCAAAGAATTTCTAGATGAAATTGCGTTACTTGCTGCCAATTTACGGCGCACGATTGAAGCGGAAGTTAACGGTTTTGCTCCCGATGCAAAAGCCCGTAGAGTGCGTCGTGAGCGTGCAAACAAAGATTTTGAGTTCTTTGCGCGTACCTATTTTCCGCATTACATCAAATCAGCAAACAGTGTTTTGCATGATTATCTGTACAAACGACTACCTGAAATTGTTGATGCACCAGAATCCCAGTCTGATGCTATAGCAGCGCCACGTGGCGAAGCAAAGTCTACGATTACTACTCAGTTATTCGTGATCTGGTGTGTGCTGACAGAGCGTAAGTGGTACGCGGCGATCATCATGGATGCGTTTGAGCAAGCGGCAATGATGCTCGAAGCCATTAAAGCAGAGTTGGAGTTTAACCCCCGTTTGAGCATGGATTTTTCCGATGCAACGGGACAGGGCCGCATGTGGCAGGTCGGTAAAGTAGTGACGACTAATGACCGCATGATAGAAGTTTTTGGGGCGGGTAAGCGTATTCGTGGTCGTCGTCACGGCCCACACCGACCAGATTTAGTGATTGGGGATGATTTAGAGAACGATGAGAACGTTCAATCGCCTGATCAGCGCGACAAGCTGGGCAATTGGATTTCCAAATCTGTCATGAAATTGGGTGGCCCCGGCGCAAAGCTGGATGTGATTATTATCGGCACGATTTTGCACTATGACTCGGTACTGTCCCGACTACTCAAAAATCCATTCTGGCGAGGCATAAAGTTTAAAGCCATTATCGAATGGCCCAACAGAATGGATCTTTGGGATGAGTGGGAGGAACTGTATAGAAACGATGGGCCAGAGGTTGCCAAGATTTTCTACGCAGCAAATGAAAAACAGATGGTGGCAGGTGCTGTGATCTCATGGCCTGCTGCGCGTCCTATCTTGTTGTTGATGGAAATACGGGCGCGAGACGGTCATGATGCGTTTGACTCTGAGCTGCAAAACGAGCCGTTGGCTGGTGACAATGCCCCGTTTGCGGGTGTCATCCAGTTTTGGGTAAACCGTTTAAATGAGTGGGTTTTCTACGGGGCATGTGACCCATCGCTGGGTAGGGCTGGGCGTAGGAATGATCCGTCTGCTTTGTTGGTTGGGGGCTTTCAACGTGTGACTGGCGTGTTAGACGTTGTTGATGCTCGTATTGCTAAACGGGTTCCCGACAAGATTATCAGTGACATTATTGAAATGCAGAGAACGTGGCGTTGTCTGCTGTGGGTTGTAGAAAATATCCAGTTCCAAGAGTTTTTACGTACTGAGCTGGTTAAGCGTAGTGCGGCCGCAGGCATCCCCGTACCGGCGCGGGCGATAACGCCCAGCACGGATAAAGCATTACGTATTGAGTCCATACAGCCGCATATTGCTAACGGTTTGATCCGTCTTCATCCCAGCCAAAAAACGCTCTTTAGTCAGCTAGAACACTGGCCGATGGCTGATCACGATGACGGCCCGGATGCGCTGCAAATGCTATGGATGGCAGCAATAACAGGTTTCGGGGTATTTGAAGAATATATTCCCGCGACAAACAAGCGCAGCACAAATAGACGTGACGAAGATGATTATTCAGTGGGCCGTTATTCGGGGCCGGGAGCATGGTAGATGATAGTTGATCAGTTTGGAAAACCGATTAAGCGTGAAGTGTTGCATGAGCCGCAAACAAGCCGCATCGGTTGGGTATCCAGAGAGTTTGCTAATCACCCGTCGCGCGGTTTAACGCCTGCTTCGCTGCATCAAATCATGGAGGATGCTGAGCGTGGCAACTTAGTTGCGCAGTCCGACTTGTTTACCGATATGGAAGAAAAGGACGGTCACATAGCGGCGGAAATGGGCAAACGTAAGAGGGCGGTGTTAACGCTTGATTATGAAATCGTAGAACCCCTTAACGCTACAGCAGCAGAGAAGCGAGAAACGGAGCTGGTGCGCGAATGGTTCCAAGACATGCCAGATTTTGAAGATATGCTATTGGATATGTCTGACGGCTTGGGGCATGGGTTCGCAGCGCTTGAAGTTGAATGGCACAAAGTCGGTTCAACGTGGCTGCAACGTTCATTTACGCATCAACCGCAACGCTGGTTTCAGACTTTACAGCATGATGGTAACGCTTTGCGTCTACGTGATGGCTCAGTCGATGGTGCAGAGCTGTGGCCCTTTGGTTGGGTAGTACATCGATCTAAAGCGCGGTCGGGGTATTTGACCAGGGCGGGCTTGCTTCGCACTTTGGCATGGCCGTATTTATTCAAAAACTACTCTGTTCGGGATCTCGCTGAGTTTCTAGAAATTTACGGTTTACCGTTGCGCTTGGGTAAGTATCAAGCAGGGGCAACGAATGAAGAAAAAGCCACGTTGTTGCGCGCTGTGTCTGCTATTGGCCATAACGCTGCGGGGATAATCCCCGACGGTATGTCTATTGATTTTCAAAGTGCGGCCGATGGAGCAAGTGAGCCTTTTTCGGCAATGATGGATTGGTGTGAGCGTACACAATCTAAGGTGATTTTAGGCGGCACGCTGACTAGTCAAGCTGATGGAGCAACCAGTACAAATGCGCTGGGTAATGTTCATAATGAAGTAAGGCATGACTTGCTTGCCGCCGATGCTAAGCAAATAGCTAACACAATCATGCGTGATGTGATGTGGCCGCTTAGGGCGTTAAACATCCCCGGTGCTGATCCACGTCGTTCGCCACAATTTAGGTTTGACACAAAGCAGTACGAAGATATAACAACACTGTCCCAAGCATTACCCGCATTAGTGAATATAGGGATGCAAGTGCCGTCCGCGTGGGCGCATGAAAAACTAAATATTCCAGTACCACAAAAAGATGAAGCTGTATTGCAGCCAGCACAACAGCCTAGTTACATGGACATGATGGGCGGTTTTGGTGCTTTGTCAGCACGTCACCATATTGCTGCATTGTCTGCATCGCAAGAGTTAACGCCTGCGCAAGCCCAAGCACACAGGCTAGCGAAAGATGTAGCACCGACGACGGACGACTGGATCAACAAGATACGCACTCTAGTAGAGCGTGCAAAGTCGCTAGAAGAAGTGCGTGATGGTTTGTTAGAGCTGGCACCGTGCATGGGGCTTGATGACTATACGGCAGCGATGCAAGAGGCGTTAGCGGCCGCAGCGTTGGCGGGTAGGGCAGATATAGTGGGGCAAGCCAATGGCAACGGCTAGCGCAGGCTACGGGCGCATCCCCTTTAAAGAGCAGATTGAGTTTTTTAGGCGCAAAGTCGCGTTGCCTTCGGACTCATGGACACAGCTATATAGCTATGGTCACGATCATGGATTTGTTGTTGCTGGGGCGAATCGTGATGATCTTGTGACGGACTTCTATCAAGCGGTAGACAAAGCCATTAGTGAGGGCCAGTCATTACAGACATGGCAACGTAACTTTGATTCTATTGTTGAAAAGCATGGCTGGGACTATAACGGCTCGCGTGGCTGGCGAAGCAAGGTTATTTATGAAACTAATCTAAGCACATCATTTTCGGCGGGCAGGCGTGAGCAACTGCTGTCGATGACTAAGACGCACCCGTACTGGATGTATGTGCATTCCGATACTGTAGAGCATCCACGGCAAGAGCATCTGGCATTAGATGGTCTAGTGTTGCGTTGGGATGATCCACTTTGGCGTACACACTTTCCCCCTAATGGCTGGGGTTGTATGTGCAGCGTCAGAGCGTTAACAAAGCGCCAAGCTATCGCAATGGGTAAAGTGCGCGATGATGGGGAGCCTAGCCAGAAAGCACCACCTATAAAAATGCGGGAAGTCATCATTGGTAAAGATGGCCCGTCACCGCGAAAAGTCACGGTTCCTGTTGGGATTGATCCCGGCTTTGAGTATGCACCAGGAACAACTAGCAGAAGCGGTGACTGGATAGGTCAGCGGGCAAGTACAGCAATGAGTACTGCACCTAACCTAGACGATAGCAAACGCTGGATACCTGTTTTAGAAACAGGGCCAGCAGAGTATGGCAGGCCGGACAGAATGCCCATGTTTACACCGCCTGCACAGCTAGCCCCTAGGCTTGGTGAAAATGAGTCAATGATTAGTAGAGTGGAATCAGTCTTGGGGGGTAGGCAGCGGGTGTTTGATGTACGTGGGCTACCCGTTTCCGTTGATGCTGCCGCTTTGGGTAAGCATTTAGAGTCATCACCGGGACGTTCTGAGTATTTACCGTGGCTTCCCGATTTGCTTACAGACCCTTGGGAGATTTGGACAAACCTATACCGCGACCAAGTGACGGGCAAATATGAATTGCGAACCCGATTTATTAAGGCATATCAGCAAGATAAAAATGGGCGTGGCTTGTTGGCCGTTGCACAAGGTGGGGCGGGATTTTTAGAGTCGTGGACTTTTATACCTGCGAGGGATATTAGATATATCCAGAGGCAAAGGGTAGGGAAATTGTGGTTTGGGAAGTGAAGGGAACTCATGCAGCGCGGCCTGCATGGCCAGATGTGAACGCTCATTGGGGCACGGCCCTACTGAACACACCACATACATAGTATAGGACAAGAGTATGTCAAAAACCATATTAGTAGAGGTAGATCATTCGGGTGTGCAGCAGTCGCTTCAAAAGCTAGCCGATGCGTTGGAAGATACTAAACCCGTTCTAATGGGCGTTGGTGAGCTGCTGCGCAATAGTGCTAGTGATCGGTTTAAGACACAAACGTCGCCAGACGGGATGCCGTGGGAACCTTTGCAGCACTGGTACAAAGATCAAAAGCCCAAAAATAAAGACAAGATTCTTACGTTAAATGGCTATTTGCAAAGCTATCTAGCCTTTCAAGTGGAAGGTGATGCGGTATTAGTTGGCTCTAATTTAGAGTATGCAGCCATTCATCAGTTTGGCGGCACGATCCGTCCACGTGACAAAAAAGCGCTCGCGGTGGGTGGTGGTCTAGTTAGTAGTGTGACGATTCCTGCACGTCCCTATCTCGGAGTATCAAACGATGATGCCGAGGGTATTGAGCTTTTAGTATCTGATTACCTTTCATCAGCGTTTTAAGTGCAAAAACCTGAAATCGTTTTAAGGCCCCTAGGCGGGCTTTGTATTTCTCTACTGCTACGTAGACACCTGTTTTTGATTTGCCATGCGTTAACCCCCCGTTAAAAACGCTCCTAGCGCCACTCGTATCTACTGTGAACAGTCAGAAAAGCAAAAACAACTCCAACTGAAGCTTTTCAACTGATCTTTCATGCTCATAACCGTCACCATGACAGTTATATGAGCAAAGCACAAAAAACCACTCGCAAACCAAAACACCCCCAGCCCTTTTTTGGGCTGGCGGCATTGTCTGTCGCCTTGGGTCAAGACGTCGATGTGATCCAGCTTTTGCCTGCGGGCAAGTTTAGAAGCACAGACGGCAGCGGCAGGCCAGAGGATGTTGAGAGTTGGCAGCTTGATGCTGAGATTGCAAAGCATGTGATTGAGCAATTCAACGAACGGGGGCAGAAATGCGTAATTGACTATGAGCATCAAACGTTAAATACAGAGCAAAACGGCCAGCCAGCTCCGGCAGCGGGTTGGATAAAAAAGCTGGTTTGGCGGGATACGGGTTTGTATGCAGCAGTGAAATGGACTGCACGTGCAAAGCAGTACATCGATGCAGAAGAGTATTTATATATCTCACCTGTCTTTTCTTATGACGAGCGGGGCAGACCGCTAGCCATCTTTCATGCTGCGTTAACAAACAATCCTGCTTTAACGGGGATGGATGAAGTGCGCTTGGCAGCAGCCAAAGCAAATTACACAAAGGATTATCAAACCATGAACGAATTTCTAAAGCGCTTATTAGTGCTATTGGGTTTGTCAGAGGACGCCTCAGAAGAAGAAATTGATACGGCTTTTTCTGCATTAGAAGAGCGTCTTGCCACGCTCACTTCTGATGAAGAGAAAAAAGAAGCTGAGCTGACAAGCAAGGAAGAAGAGTTAGCCGAGCTTAATAGCAAAAACGAAGAGCTAGAGCAGGAACTGGCGGCGCTTCGTGCGGGGAAAGTAGATCCCAAGAAATACGTCCCTGTAGCAGCGCTAACGGCCCTGCAAGCGCAGGTAAACAAACTGTCTAAGTCGCAGACAGACAAAGAAGTAGACGACGTCGTGAACGCAGCGTTAGCCGCTGGGAAGCTGATTCCTGCATTAGAGCCTTGGGCGCGTGATCTTGGCACCAAAGATATTGCAGCGTTACGTGCCTATGTGGATGCCACAGCGCCAATCGCTGCGCTGGGAGCAAAGCAAAGCACGACAGTCAAAGTGGGCGCAACAGAGCAATCGTTGTCGCCAGATGAAATGGCGATTTGTCGTGCTACGGGTGTAAGCCCTAAAGATTTTGCTGCACAGCGTGTTGCTGAAAAGGTTTAGGAGAAAAACATGGCACTAAAGAAAGACCGTAATTCACCACGTCGTGATGGTGTGATGCTGGGTGTTCCTGTAGCGGCTGGCGCACGAATTTTTGCAGGGGCAATTGTTGGCATTACAAATGGTGGTTTTTGTAAGCCCGCAGGTGCAGACGCTGTGGCTTTTGCTGGCGTCGCACAAGAGCAGGTGGATAACCGTGATGGCGGCGATGGTGAGCAATCAGTCACAACACGCAAGGGTGTATTTGCTGTAACAGGCGAAGGTATCAAACGTACGGATATTGGTAAACCTGTAAAGGCTCTTGATGATGAATCCGTGAAATTGGCCGGGGCTGGCGATGTAGTCGCCGGAACTGTTTTTGATGTTGACGACGCTGGCGTCTGGGTCAAGTTTTAAGGGGAATAGTAAGCATGATTATTAATCACGCAAATTTACAAGCAATGTTTGTTGCTTACAGTGCCGCGTTTCAAGGGGCATTTTCTGGCACAGAGTCAACGTGGGAACAGCTTGCTACGCCAATCCCGTCTACAACAAGTGCAAATGCCTATCCGTGGCTGGGTCAAACGACAGCGTTTCGTGAGTGGATCGGTGATCGTGTTATTCAAAATCTGTCTGTTCATGATTATTCAATCAAGAATAAGCCGTTTGAAAATACGATCTCCGTGGGCCGTGATGAAATCGAAGATGATTTGTACGGCACGTATACGCCTGTTATTCAGCAATTGGGGCAAGACTCTAAAGAGCATCCCGACTTATTGGTCTACGACCTAATCAAACGCGGGTTTGATAGTACGTGCTATGACGGCCAGTATTTCTTCGATACGGATCACCCAGTTGGCATGCCCGGTAAAGAAGAGTCGGTGAGCAATTTCCAAGGTGGCAGTGGCCGTCCGTGGTTTTTGCTAGACACTAGCCGTGTCATCAAACCCTTTATTTTGCAGCAGCGTCGTGACTACGAGTTTGTTAGCAAAACGAACTTGACGGATGACAACGTGTTTCATCAAAACCAGTTTGTTTTTGGTGTGGATGCCCGTTTGAACGTAGGTTTTAGTTTGTGGCAGCTTGCCTATGCGAGTAAAGAAGCCTTAGACGGCAAGTCATTTAACGCTGCTTTTGCAGAAATGAGTGCATGTAAAGGCGATCATGGCCGTCCGTTGGGCATTCGTCCCAAGCTGCTAGTGGTTGGCCCCCAAGACCGTGCGAACGCGTTAGAAGTGGTGAAAGCCGAGCGTAACGCTATGGGTGCAACAAACATCAATAGAGACGTGGTGGACGTGCTTGTCACCCCGTGGCTGGCGTAACGGGGGGCAACACATGGCAAGGATCAAGGTATTACGTGTTGTCGCACGCTCAGATAGCTTTCGTAGAGCTGGACGATTGTTTAGTGCCACTGCGCAAGATATCCCGTTTTCGGAGCTGGATGAAAAACAACTCAAGGCGCTCAAATCAGACAAGATGCTGGTCACCGCCGAATTGGAGGTTGAACAGCCTTCGACAGAAAAAGCGCCAGCAGAGCCAGCAGCAGGGGTAGCAGCTTTGGCACCTGTTGCGACTAAGGTCATAGTAGCCAAGAAAACGACGGCAGCTAAAAAGGCAGCAAAAACGGCTGTAGCAGCGACTGAGCAAGAGCAGTCAACAACAGGCGCTAACAACTCTGGCGCATCTGAAAAACAGGCAGGGGAATAGCTATGTATGCCCAGCTAGAAGATATGGTGCAATTTTTTGGACGTCGTGAAGTCATTGCTTTATCTGATGTTGATGACACGGGGGAAATCAACGAACAGATCGTTAATGATGCTCTGCAAGCTACGGCATCAGAAATTGATAGCTATCTGGCTGGGCGTTACAAATTGCCGCTAAAACCCGCACCCCGAAATTTAACGCGTTTGGCATGTGACATCGCACGGTATCACATGACGGGTAACGAACGTCTGGAAACAGAAGCAATACGCCAACGCTACAAATCGGCTGTTGATTTTCTGAAACTGGTTGCCCGTGGGGAAGTGACACTCGGCCCCACAAAGGATGGAGATACACCGAATCCGTCAGGGTCAGTGCAATTTGCTCCTGGTCAAAAGGTATTTGGTCGTGACGGGCCGGGGGCGTACTGATGCAAGCAACGCCAATTAACACGATTGAAACCGCCATTGTTGAGCGTTTGCGGCTGGGATTAGGAAAGCTAGTGCGCAGTGTAGAAAGCTATGGCGGCGAGTTTGATGAAGATTTAGCTACAGTTGTGCGCTCATTTCCCGCTGCGTGGGTCACGTTTATTGGTGTACTCGGAACAAAGCCCACAAGTACGTCACGTAAGCAGTATGTGGTATCGGGGCGTTTTGTTGTGATGGTGGGGCAGCGAAGTGTACGTTCAGAGAGTGCCAGTCGTAAGGGTAACGATGGGTCGTATCAGCTAGTGCAGGCGGTCAGACGTTTACTTGCCAATCAAGATTTTGGTTTAGACGGTGTGGATCATATGCAGCCGGGGGCTGTTCGGACGCTTTTTAACGGTCAAACACGTTCTGATGCAGCATCGGTTTTTGCATGCGAATTTGATGTTCGGTGGACTGAATCATCACTTGAGCCGGGGCGCTGGCCTGCGCCAGATTTAGAGCTGGTCGGTACACCGGGGAATAACGATCCCGATGAGATTTTTGCAGAAAATGGCGGAAAACTTGATGTTCCGTATGGCGATCTTGAACGCGTAAAACTGGATCATAGACTACCGAATACGGATGCAGGCAGTCCGCCAGATGCCACGGATATTGTGATTTTAGGGAGTCAGGAAAAATGACGACTATTCGAGTTATAGCAGCTAAAGGGTTGAGGGTTTCATATGAAAACTCACCGCGCCGATACATTACTGATAGTGAAGCTGTGACTGTGCCGAAGACTGTTTACTACCAACGTCGTATCAACGATGGCGAGTTAGTAATGCAGGCGGAACCTGCTAAGAAAGAAGAGCCACAGAAAGATGAAGTCGCTACAAAAAAAGGGGGTAAGTAATGGCTAGTCCAAATATTTCATTTGAAAAAATCCCAAGCAGCACACGCAAGCCCGGTCATTATTTTGAGTTCAATACGAAGTTGGCAAAAAGAAGTTTGCCAACCAATGAACAAAATATTTTGTTGATTGGTACATCAGTCGAAAATGCAAAGCATCCAAATAATGTACCAATTGATGTGTTTAGCGATAAAGAAGCAGCCGACCTTTTTGGTGCTGGGTCGCTTGCACATCGCATGGTTGCGGCGGCTATTACTGCTAACCCATATGCAAAACTAACGGTGGTAACAGCAGGCTTCAAATATGAGCCATCTTATGCTGTCTGGGAGCTTTCACTAAGTGGTGCAACTGACAATGGATCACTTGTGCTTGAAATAGGTGCGGAACGTGTTGTCGTTGCTCTTGAGAAAGGGATGACAGTTGACGATGAAGTTCTTTATGGGGTGTTGTGGGCGGTTACTAACAACCCAGATTTACCCGTTAGAGCTGAAGTTGATGCATCAAAAGAGGCATCTTTAAAGCTTATTGCGAAGTGTCCGGGTAGAGAGAGCGGCAGACTGAAGATATCGGTGTCTGTAATGCAGCAGGATTATGGGCTAACAGCGACTTTGGCTAATACAGATACTGGTCATGGTGAGTATGACGTTGAATCAGTCTTTGCGGCTGTGTTTGGCGGTTGGTACCACATCTATGTATCACCCTCATCAGATTTTCAGCTTTGTTTATCGTTGAGAAGTCAGCTAGAAGCATTAGGCCATCCATTTGAACAACGAGACGCTATCGGTGTGGTAGGTACCTCGCAGACTCTATCAAATGCTTCGGTATTAGCAGGAATAATGAATTCAGGATTTATGACGCTAGCTTGGCATAACAAGTCACGTGTCAGTGATGCAGAAATTGCAGCGGGCTATGCTGCTGTTATCGCATCTGAAGAAGATCCTGCACGACCGTTAAACACTCTTGAGATTAAAGGGTTAGACGTAACTCCAATTGAGGATCAGCCGGGTAGAAAAGAGCAAGAAAATGCGTTGCATAACGGTGTGACACCACTAGAGGTGGGGCCGGGTAATCGTGTGCAGATTGTCCGGGCTGTTACTAACTATCAATACAATGATTCGGCAGGCTCTATACCCGATGACACGTTGTTAGATTTAACAACGATACGCACGTTGCAGTATCTGCGTAAGGCGTGTCGTGAACGTATTGCGCTACGGTTTCCACGTGAAAAAATCTCTAATCGCATTCCTGCCAAAGTGCGCAGTGAGTTACTCGATGTATTGCGTAAATGTGAAGAGCTTGAGTTTGTACGTGATATTGATGAGTACGCACCACGTTTGATTGTTGAGCGTGATAGTCAAAACTATGCGCAGCTTAATTCCGCGATTCCGTCGCCAGTTGTTCCTGGTCTGCATATTTTTGCGGGCCGTATTGATCTGTATTTATAAGGGGATAGGTTATGGCGATGAAAGAATATGCGGGTGCGATCATCTTGGAGTTGGACGGCAAAGAGGTTGAAGTTGTCAGCCTTTCGGCTACTGAGCGCACGGGTAAAAAGCCTGTAAAGGTCATGAACCGCACTGGACGTATCGGTGGCTTTGCTCGCGGAGTTTCAGAGTATGAGCTAAGAATCACGGTTGCGATCCCGCTTGAAGATGATATTAGCTGGTCTGAAATCGTGGGGGCAAAAATCACGCAAGAGCCAGCGAGTGAGGGCGGTAAGCGTATTAGCTACATTGACTGCGTTTCAACAGAAATTGGCGAAGAGTACAGCGTTGATAATGAAGCGCGTCGTGACGTATCGCTTTTTGCTGTGCGCAAGGTGGAAGAATGATGATCACGGGAAAACTGACATTTGGTGTCAAGCATGGCGATAAGCGTCATCATGATTTTGAAATGCGTATGCCTACCATCGGGGACAACATTGAAGCGTTAAATGCGTTTCCTGATGGTAGTAGTGTGCAAATCGAACTGGCTATGTATGCAAGCGCCATGACTAAGCTAGGTGATATTCCAGAAGAGGATATTACGTATGAGCTGCTAGCGTCACAGATGCAGCCGCATGACTACGACTACATCGGGCAGCTTGTGGAGGCAGCAAAAAAAAAGCTGTTGCAAGAGATCGAAAGCTAGTCCCCCTACGTCAAGCTATTTTAGTGTTGGGCAGATACGGGGTTTCAGAATCCCGTATTTTTTCTATGTCTGAGCCGGAGTTACTGGCTTATATCGACGCCGTAACAAAGCTAATTAATCCAAAATCAAAAAGCAAAGGGCAGACTACAACGGTAACGAGTTTGCGACGTCGAAAACCCAGAAAAATGGGAAGTAAGCGATGAAAGAATTACGAGTTGCATTACGTCTAGAAGCAAAGGATCAAGGCAGCAAAGACGTTAGGCGTGTCATTACGTCGATAGACAAAGCGGCACGTGATTCAAGTCAGGCGCAGCAGCGCGGTGCAGCGTCAGCACAGCGTGTCATTCGTCGTGAAGTTAGCCAAACAGCGCAAGCAGAGCGTGGCGCAGCGCAACGACGCATCAGAGACTCTGAACGTACTAATCAAGTCATCACGAATGATTCACGCCGGGTTAACCAAGCGCGTGAGCGTTTAGGTATTCAGTCAGAGCGACGTATCCAAAATGAAATCACTCGTACTGCCATTGCCTATAAGCGGCTAGAGCAGTCGGGTAGGTTGTCGGGTAGAGAGCTTGCACGAGCTGCTGATGCCGCACAGCAAAAAATCAGACGTTTGCAATCGGAACTCCAAGGTGCTGAAAGAGATAGTCGTAATTGGGGTAGGGGATTAGCGGCAATTGGCGGTGGCCTCATGGCCGGAGCTGCTGTTGCCAAGCGGCCCTTGTCGCAAGTCATGGACTATGACAGACAGATCGCGTTGATTTCTAACACAGCGTATTCAGATTCAGATGTTGCGGGTAGACAGGCAGGTCAACAGGAAGTGCAAGCTGCTATACGTTCAGCGATACGTCAAGGCGGCGGTACAAGAGAAGGTGCGGCCGATGGGCTGTATGCTCTTTTGGGTGATGGCGGGCTAGATAGAGAGCAAGCATATGAGCTGCTGCCAACGCTACAGAAAATGGCTTTGGGGGCAGGTAAGAATTCGGCTGATTTGGTGCCTTTAGTTAGTGCCTTACGAGCGCAAGGTGTTGAGGATCTCCCGAATGCGCTAGGTAAAGTGCTGCATTCAAGTGAAACGGGTGGGTTCGGACTAGACTCGATGATCGCGCTCTTACCGCAAGTTTTGCAGGCACAAAAAGACTTGGGTATGTCGGGCATGGTGGGTCTGGATGCGACACTAGCAAACATGCAGGGCATTACTCAGGAAACGGGTTTGCCTGACCGTGCCGCACAGTCAACAGTAGCACTGTTAAATGCGTTACGTGATCCGATGGTTGCAAAGCAGGTATCAGAAAAGCTATCTATCGGTGGTGAGCGTGTTGACCTAGCATCCACATTGACACAGGGCATTGCTCAGGGTGTAGACCCGCTAGAGACGCTTGCAGCAATGTTGGATAAATCTATGAGTAGCAACAAGGGCTACGCCAAGTTAAGAGCAAACCTTCTTAATTCAAGTAGTGCTGACGATGTTGAACAGTTTTCCGCGATGCTTGAATCTACAGTCCTTAAAGATTTGGGTATTCAGAAATCGGCCATTCTTGCTTTGTCTAGCTATATGGCCCAGCGTGAAAACATTGCAGGTCTACGAGCTGATTATAAAGGCCGTGGTTTGTCGTCGATTGATGCTAGTGCAGAGGTCATGCTAAGCACGGCAAGTGAAAAAGCGAACATAGCCGGACAAGATATTGCAGATGCCCGTCAGCGAGGGTTGCAGAGTACAGCAGATGCGCTGGGTGACGTGTCTGCAAAAATCTCTGAGTATGCAGCTAAATACCCCGATTTAACGGCTGCCATTGTTTCTGCCACTGATGCGATCAAAGTCATGACAGCGGCAGCGGTGGCGTTTGGTGGTATCCGCATGATTACAGGCATGGGGAGAAATGGGCCTGTACGTGGTGGTGGGCGTACTGGGCGAGGCGGGGGCAGTAGAGGGAGGGAAATAGACAGGCCAAGGCAGAGTCATCAAATTAATACACCCAAAAATAACTTTACAAAACTGAGTGCAAAAAGCGTACCGCTTTTGAATGCGACTATGGCTGTAGCCGATGGAGCGCAAATACTCTCTAGCGATGCGAGCTTTGAGGAAAAAGGTGCAGAAACAACCCGCCTTGTCATGGGGACGGCAGGAAGTGTAGGCGGTGCGTGGGGTGGTGCAACGGTAGGGGCTGCGGCGGGTTCCGTGATTCCGGGGCTTGGAACAGCGGTTGGTGGTGCAGTGGGAGCGATCCTAGGCAGTATCGGTGGTGGTGCTGCAATGGACGAAATCGGGGCAGCAGTTGGGAAATGGATATTTGGTAGTGAGGCTAAACAAACGGAGCCTGATGGCTGGTACGACAGACCCGGATTTGAGGTGGATGGCGATAAAAATGGTGGTGAGCTGCTGTTGCAAAAAATGTCAGCGCTGCTAGAGAAGTTTAGCGATCTCAAAATCTCTGTCGATGTTCAAAACGGCAATATTGTTGCTTCTGTTAATGAAGCGAACGCACTTGAAGCGCGGAGGCACTAGCGATGGCTTGGGAAGATACATTGCAAGACGCGAGCTTTAGGGGCGTTAAATTTGATTGCCAGACTACAAGCGATGGCGTGCAGCGTGACGTGCAACGTCATGCATACCCTTATGTCGCTGGTGAGGATTTAGAGGATTTAGGGCGCTCAGCACGTCCAATTTCTGTGCGTGCGATTCTGTGGGGTGATGACTATGAAGAAAGGTTAGCGTCGCTGATTAATGCGTTAGAAGAGCCGGGGCCGGGTGAGCTGATACATCCAGTTTTCGGAAGTGTTGAACGCGCACAAGTTGAAAACTGGCGTATTGAACATGAGGCAGAAAGCCGCGACTCCTGCATCGTGCAAATCCAGTTTTTACAAGACAAGCCAGCAGCGCCTTTTTTTGTGCGTCAACTGCCGGGGCAAAAAGCAGCACAGGCAAAAAATCTCAGTGAAACGGCGGGGGCGGCGGGGTTTGATGCATTTGGAAAGCGTATCAAAGAGCTAACGAGTACAGCGGGAATTTTGGGCAGGCTAAACGCTATGCGTAGCGTGATGAACCAGACTATTTCAAGCATACGAGGCATTGCGCAAGTGGGTGGTGGTTTGCTCGATGTGCTGGAATATCCGAATGTGTTTGTGTCAGATTTGCAAACGGGACTGCGGGGCATTATTGATCTACGAAAATTTGGCAGCTATCGGATACCGGACTGGCGGCAAGTTTCCGGCATTTTTAAAGACGTGGTGTTACTGCCGGCATCATTGAAAGATGGCGAGCGGCCCACGTCGTTTAAAACGTCTAAGACGGCTAGCGAGACGGCAAGTAATACACCTATTTCGGTGCATCCTGATGATCTTGTAGTGATCGAGTCAGTGGTGGATATCGTAGTGGCAACAGAGCTAGCAGAACTTGCTGCTGACATACTTGAAGATGAAGCACAGAACCCTACACTTTCACCCCATGAGATTGAGATCATCGTGAATGATGTGCGTGAGCTGATACAGACAGCGATTGATTGCGCACGTACTGTGTACCCCATTGAGCAGTCTAGACCGATCTCGGAGCCGTTAAAGTCCACAGCATTAGCGATACAAGATGCCGCGATTGCTGTCATGGATACCAGACCGCCGCTAGTTAAAAAGACAGTCGAAGTGCCGGGCAATCTGCATTTGCTGGCGTTTAGATGGTACGGGGATTACACACGTGCAGCGGAGCTTGCACGACTAAACCCAAAAATCCGCAATCCAAACAACATCAAAGCAGGTGAGGTTTTGTATGCCTACCAACGTTGATAAGAGCCGCGATATTGAGCCAGTGAGCTTGCTGATTGGCGGCAAGATACATAATGCGTGGACAAGTTATAACGTCACATCTGATCTGTTAACGCCTGCCTCTGCATGGGATGTGAGGCTTGGGTTGCCACAGGGAGAGATGCCGCCAGTTGTGCATCCGGGCGCGCGCGTGTCTGTGCGTGTAGGAGCAGACACAGTGATGACGGGCTATGTGGATCAAGATGATCACGAGCTAGAAAAACACCATACTTTACGCATGAATGGACGCGATGGGGCGGCGTTGCTTGTGGATTGTAGTGCGCCTATCTTTTCTGCTAGAGACATGAGCCTGTTAGATATTGTGGCCACCATCGTTAAGCCGCTGGGAATATCGAAAGTACGGGTAGATAGTTTGGCGGGTGCGACTGAAAAGGTAGCGATTGAACCCGGTGATAGTGCATGGGATGCACTAGAGAAGTCCGCAGAGGCTAATGGCTTGTGGCCGTGGTTTGCACCCGACGGAACTTTGATTGTGGGTGGCCCGGATTACAAAGCAGCACCTGTTGCCAGCTTGATCTTACGCCGTGATGGTAAAGGTAATAATGTGTCTAGGCTGTCTGTAAAACGGTCAATTGCAAAGCGATATAGTGAAGTGACTGTCTTGGGGCAAGCACATGGCACAGAAACTGTAGAGGCGGCGCATGCGTTAAAAAGTGTCATGCATGATGCTGATGTGCCGTTGTATAGACCAAAAATTGTAGTTGAGAGCGATGCCCCGAATTCTCAAGCGTGCCAGCGTATAGCTAAAAAGCTGCTGGCAGACGGGCGGCTGGATGGGTTAACAATCTCAGCGCAGGTGCGTGGACATCGTACAAGCAACGGTATTTTGTGGATGCCAGGGCAGCGTGTCCACGTGTTTTCCGAGCCGCATAATTTGAACGGTATTTATTTCTTAATGGCGAGAACAATGTCGGGCGGACGTGGGGCACCATCTATTACGACATTGACGCTTAAAGAGGATGGTGTATGGATACCGGAAAAAATACTACCGAAACGCAATGGGGCAAAAGGCAGTAGCGGTATAGGTTCGCGTGGCTTTAGTCCGCAAGAGCTGGGGACGCGCAAATGATTAAAGAAATAGATAGACGTATAAGACGTGCTTTAGGTGGTATACGCCAAGCTTTTAGGATGGTACTTGGTAGTACGGATAGCGGAGCTGGCGTTCAGCTAACAAATGGTGAGGGTTTAGCTGATGAGCAGGTACAGGCTATGGAGCTGATGCAGCACTATGGTTTTACATCTGTGCCGTTGTCAGGGACTCAAGCGGTGGTGATACCGCTGGGGGGGAAAACGTCACACGGCATTGTGATTGCGACAGAACACGGCAGCTACAGATTGCAAGGTTTAAAAGCGGGTGAGGTTGCGCTTTATACCGATGAAGGCAGTCGTATTGTCTTAAAACGTGGCCGTCTAATTGATGTTGAGTGTGATGAGTTTAACGTTAAATGCAAGCGTTGGAATGTTGAAGCAAGCGATGGTGCGAGGTTTGATACGCCCGTCTTAACGGCAACAAAAACGGCGGTTGTTGACGGAATGTTGACGGGTAAAGGTGGGCTTGCTCTGTCAAATGAAAATGGAGAGGGGGGCAGTGAGAACGTAGGCGTTATTCGCGGAACACTGCGGGTAACAGAAGATGTGATTGTGGATGGTGTTAGCTCTCGTCGCCACAGGCACCCCACGTCATATGGCATTACAGACGAGCCACTGAAGTAGTTCAAATATCACCACGTCCAGCCCATGCAGACAATGGACGTATGGACGCATTATTAAATCCCAACACAGCTGATTATGCTGGCGAGTTTACACACTCGCTGGCTAATGCTGTGTATTTGCGACTTAGAACCCCATTGGGGGCATGGTGGGCTGATACCTCTTTAGGCTCACGTCTGCATGAGCTAGTGCGTGAAAAAGACGTTGTACGGGTATATATGCTGGCGCGTCAGTATGCGGAGCAAGCGTTACAGACGTTGCTTGATGACGGTCGTGCGCAAACGATTGTCGTGACTGCTTCACAGCTTCGTGCAGGGTGGTGTGATCTGCATATCCAAGTCAAGGATATGTCGGGGCAAGTGCAGCACTTTGAGCATCCAGTGAGGGTAGTGTAATGGCGTTTCTTGTACCCTCATTTGAGAAAATCCGCACTGATTTACTGCGAGATTTAAAAAACCAACTTCCCGAAGCTGACGTTTCTACTGACAGTGACTTTTACGTCAGAGCGACGTCTGTTGCCTCAGCGGTAGAGGGGCTGTATCAGCATCAGTCGTGGATTGTTCGGCAGATTTTCCCGGACACCGCAGATAGTGAATATTTGGAGATGCACGCGGCTATTCGTGGTTTAACACGTAAGCCTGCGGTGGCAGCGTCAGGGCTGATTGAAATTACAGGTACTGCTGGTGCAAATATTGAAGCGGGGTTAATTGCTGTTGATGATGACGGCAGACACTACGTAGTGCAGGAAGCCGGAAGCATTGGTGAGGATGGTGTGATCACCTTGTTCGTTGCAGCAGAAAAAGTAGGGGCTGCAAATAATGCTGGTGATAACACTCCCGTTAAATTGCGTTCTGCCCCTCAAGGTGTTCATGTTGATGCGGTGCTGCTAACGATGCGTGGCGGCGTAGAGCGAGAAAGCGACTTAGAACTTCTTGCCCGTCTGTTAGACATTATTCGCAGGCCGCCAGCAGGCGGTAATAAATACGATTATCGACGCTGGGCGTTAGAAGTACCGGGTGTGACAGGAGCGTTTGTATACCCGCTTCGTAGAGGGTTGGGGAAGGTTGACGTAGTTGTTACGTCGGGCAATGGCTTGCCTTCTGCTGAGATTTTAAAAGCGGTTCAGGAGCATATAGATAACGTGAGGCCAGTGACGGCATGGGATTGCTCTGTAAGCGCACCAGCCATTCGCTATGTCGATATTGTCGTGCAAGTTGCGTTGCTGGGTGTGTTGCTAGATGAAGCGACTCCCGCGATTGCTGATGCCGTTAATAGCCCATTTATAGAGCTAGAACCCGGTCAGACGTGGGTGCGTAGTCAAACAGAAGCGTTGATATCAAATGTTCCCGGAGTAGCTGATAGAAAAATCGTGATGCCAAGTAGCAACGTAGTGCCAGACATTAGCGGCGCTGAAATTGAGTGGTTGCGACTGGGTGATTTAACGGTGGAGTTGATGCCATGAGTCATCAGCTATTAGCCATGTTGCTGCCCCCAGTGAGCTATGACAGCAATGCTTCACGGATCAGTGCGGAGTTATTTGCAGAGGGTAGGGCATTAGATAGGGGACTGCTTTCTGCTGGCACAGTTGAAGAGGCTATTACGCCTTTTAACGCTACTGATCTGCTTGCTGATTGGGAAAGGGTATGTGGGCTAACCCCAGCGCCTACTGATACCTACAAACAAAGACGTGATGCGGTTCTAGCGAAGCTGCGTGAAACAGGCGGCCTGTCCATTCCCTATTTTATAGATGTTGCGGCACGGCTTGGCTACACGATCACCATCACGGAGTTTTCAGCATTTTATTGCGATTGGTCGATTCTTGATGTTGATTGCGTTTATCAGGACTCAGTGCGTTGGTGCTGGCAAGTAAACGTGAAGGGTTCAAACGTCATAGCGCAGTATTTTGCAGCAAGTGAATCGGCAAGTGGTGAGGCGTTACTGACATTTTCAGATCCCGTAATTGAAGCAGTTTTTGAGGATTTGAAACCTGCTCATACGTTTGTGACTTTTAACTATGAGGATGAGCAATGAAGCGCATTGAAACATCAGATGGCTTATTTCAACCGGGCGATCCAACGATCAGAAAGCCGGGGACAATCGTTCCTGCATGGTGGTTGAACGCTATACAAGAAGAACTTGTGGCTGTCATCGAAGAGGCGGGGATTAAGCTAGACGGCGATAAAAATGATCAGCTTTTAGAGGCAATCAAAAAGCTAATGCCGGAGATACCAAAATATAAGTATGGGTCGATAAAGGGGGATGATAAGTACACGTCTGGGGGTGGGAGAACGGATGGTGATCACGTACTTACTCTGACAGCAGCTGCGATAGCCTCGCTAAAGGCTGGTGATGACGCTTTAAAGGGGCTTAACGGTCTTGGTTCAGCGGCTAAAAAAAACACGGGTGACTTTGCTGCTGCAAGTCACAGTCATAGCGGTTATGCGTCATCTACTCATAAACACAATGCGCAAGATATAAATGGCCTTGAGGGTATGGGGACGCGGTTGTATGACAGAACAGGACAACGTGCAGCCAATACAACGTATTACAACACGACGGGGAAGTTTATTACGGTGTATATCACTTCGCGGCTTGGGGAGAATGCTTCGTGTCAGGCGCTACTTAATGGCTCGGTGGTTTTGACTATTGGTGGTGGGGATTGGCACGACTATAACCCTGTTGTTCTTCTGGTTCCTCCGGGTGGGAATTACTTGTATAGCGGCTCATTTTTACGATGGATGGAGTTATCAGTATGAAAGAAATGCGCTATTTCAAAGATGATTCTGGTGGTGTGCATGCTTTTGATGAGAAGCAGGTTACTGATGGGCATGTGCCTGAATTTTTGATTGAAATGAAGATAGCCGAAATTAATGAGCATTTGGCCTCAGGAACGGCTGAAAGTGATGTGCCGCACCGAGTATCAAGAGCACAGGGAAAAGCTGCTCTAGTTGTCGCAGGGGTCTGGGATCAGGTACTTGAGTATGTGGCAGGGATTGCCGATCCGACGGAAAAAGCATTGGCTGAAATTGCGTTACATGATGCGCAGTTTTGGCAGCGTAATAGCCCATTTCTGGCTCGTGTAGCCGAGGCGTTAAACATGACTGCCAAGCAACTAGATGAGTTATTCGTTAAAGCAAATCAAATCCAACTTTAGGAGACATTGTTTTGGATTGGCTTTTAGAGCAGCTTGAAACGTGGAAATGGGCCATTGCTGGCTGTCTCGGCGCGCTTGTTTCTGGCTGGTTCCAGAAGCAAGTGCTTATTACGTGGAAAGACTGGGCGATGTTCTTATTGAGTGGCGCGATTATTGCCCATTTTTTAACGGGCTTGATTGCTTCATATTTTGAAGTCACAAGTGAAAACGCAACGGGCCTTGCATTTCTGGTTGGAGCATTTGGCGGCTTCGCTATTCAAGCCATCTCTAAATACATACTGTCTGGCGAGCTTTGGGCATTTGTTAGAGCTAGGTTTGGTGGGAGGGGCTAAAAATGGTCTACATCAATATTTTGGCATGTTCAGTTATTGCTGTTTGGGCGGCTTGGTGTGCGATCTCTTGCCGCATACGTTGCGGATGGGTGTGTTGGATTCTGTTTGTTGTCACAGCGTTAGCAGCGGTGGGTGTTATATCTGGGCCGCACGGTGAGTATACGGATGGGAGAAAAGCAGAAGTGACAATGAACGTTGCACTAGGGATGCTCAGTATCCGATTTTTTTACATGAAATATCGTTTAACGCTGCGTAAGCATATAAGGCGTTTTGTTAAGTGGTGGGCACAATGATTGTTATAACAGCAGGGCACAGCAACACAGACCCCGGCGCAGTGAATGGCACCGTAACCGAAGCGGCAGTCGTGACGGATTTTAGAAACATGGTTGCGCACTATTTGCGGAGTGCTGGGTGTAGTTTCGTGACAGATGGGGAGGGCAGTGTAAACCTACCGTTGCGGGATGCTATCAAGCTAATACGTACAGATTCAATTGCGGTAGAGTTCCATTGCAATGCTCATAGCAACAGAGCTGCAACGGGTGTAGAAACCTTGTCTAGTGATAGGCATAAGGTTGTAGGTGAAAAACTCTGTAAGGCCGTTTCTGACGTCTTAGGGATAGCAAACAGAGGTGCAAAGAGTGAAGGTTCCGGGCAGCACTCGCGCTTGGGCTTTGTACGTGCAGGTGGGATTATTCTTGAGTTGTTCTTTATCAGTAACGCGGCAGAGCTGGCGATTTATAACGAGAAGAAATGGCTAGTTGCGAGGGCCGTTGCTGATGTTTTAATTGGTGTATCCGCAGATCAATAAAATTTGTGGATAACTGATGTTGATAAGTGGGCGTTTTGGGATTGTGTAAAAAATGTAACGTAGGCGATTCCAAGTCTCAAGAAAATTTTATTTAGTCCCAAAGAAATCGCCCCCTTACATGGATATTAGACACTGTCTAATATTTGACGTTTTTCGCACATAAAAAAATGGCCTGCATTTCTGCAAGCCATTAATTTATTGGAAGTATATGGTGGGCCCAGCTGGACTTGAACCAGCGACCAACGGATTATGAGTCCGCTGCTCTAACCAACTGAGCTATAGGCCCACGACCTTCACAAGAATGCAATTATGACATAAAGAAGGTCGGTTTGCCTAGTAAGCTGAACAATCAAAAAAAACGTCGTTTTCCCTGTATAAGATGACTGCCTTCAGTGCTAAGGTGAGGGGCGTGTGTGGGCAGCAAAAAAGGATAATTATGGAAGCACCAACCCAGTCTAGCGCGACACCTGTAAATAACCGTAGTCGCGCGTATTTATATACCGCTCAGGGCGCATATCAGCATGAGGATGTAGGGGCTCTAGGCTCGCTGTCGCGCACCGAGGAGGATGTGTTGTGGGTGATGCTGTCTGACCCCGAAGAGGCCGAAATTCAGCAGGTGTGTACGGACTTATGCATTTCAGAGTATGTGCAGCAAAGTATGCAGGAGCGCCATCGACGTCCCAAGCTTATTAGCCTGGAAGATGTGGGTTTTATGGCGGTGATTACGGTTGCGTTGAAGGGCAAGCGCCCTCAGTTCGCTGAGGTGCAGTTGGTGATTGGGCGCAATGTATTGATCACGGTCAGTAAGGGGCAGGATCTTCAGCATGAAGGGTTGCATCAGCGCTTGTCGTCGTTATCGCGGGCGGCCCGGCGTGGTAGTGACTATTTGGCCTTTGAGTGGTTGGACTTGGTGATTGATCACTATGTGCAATCGTTAGATGTGCTGGAGGTTGCCGTGGAGGCAATGGAGCAGCGTCTGTTGTTGCATGGCTTTCAGCGTAGTGATGTGCAAGGCATTTACCGTTTGCGTCGCGATTTACTGCGTATTGAGATGGCTATTGCGCCATTGGCCGAGATTTGTAGGCGTATGGCCAGGTTAGATACGGCGTTTATTGAAACGGCTAATCAGGCGTATTTTGCCGAGGTATCCGACAGGGCCCTGCGTGTGACGGAGTTGATTCATGCGCTGCGTGATGCGCTAGCCTTTGCGTTTGAGGGCGGGCAAATGCTTGAACAAATGAAGCAAACCGACACCGGACGCAAGTTGGCCGCATGGGCGGCTATTTTGGCTGTGCCTACAGCGATTGCCGGTATTTATGGGATGAACTTTAAGTTTATGCCGGAGCTGGAATGGAGTTTTGGTTACCCCATGGTACTCGCAGGCATAGGAAGTTTGTGCGGGTTCCTGTATTACAAGTTCAAAAAAGCGGGTTGGCTATAA